CCTCGGTTTCGAGGCATATTTCCAACTGGCTCCGTATTTGGACATCGTGGGAATCGAGTAACGGCATAGCGAGAGGGCATTGCGCCCTCTCGCTTTTATGCTTGTTCTTTCTTTCTGGTAATGCCGCGCGGGATGTAGCCCGTCTCGACCAGTGACTTAAATGGCGGGAACAGGTTGGTTGGCAAATCATACCAGTCGAACCATTTCCATTCACGGCACTTATGTGGTTCGCGCACTTCCGGCTCTTCCGTACTCGACGTGGCTGCTTCGATGAACATGGAACGATGGACTTCGTTGAGTTCTTCGAAATAATTGGTACAGACAGGTCCCTGCTTCATAGCGTAGGCCTTCAGACCAGTTTCTTCATCGAGCTCACGCGCTGCTGTTTCGCCGGGACTTTCTTCGGCATCTTTTGGTTTACCACCCGGTGGTGACCAAGTGTCTGCACCATGCGCACCAATGCGCAGACCCAGTAGAACCTTGTTATTGCGTGTTACCAGCACGCCTACGCCTTTTACTTCTTTCGTCTGCATCAATCTTTCTCCAAAATAAGGCCAGGGATTTCTCCCTGGCGCTTATGCACTATTAATAGTAGTCACTTGCCAGTTCCGAGATCTTGTCGTCCAAGCAGTAGTAGCCGAGGGTTTCCAAGATGATGTAAAACACGGCGGTACAATCAAGCACGGTACGACGAATATCCATAGCGATGATGAGTTCTTTCGGAATACCATGCACTTGAACGCGCTGTTGGGGAAGCATGAAAGTCGAGATGGTCTTCTTTCCGGTTTACTTAAAGTACGCTTCCAATTGAGTGCGGATATGGTTATCCTCAATCTTCTCCAGCCACGAAGTAATCGACCTTGCATTAGGCAAGTAGACAGGCACCTTAAACGTCGAGTACGGCGGCGCTTCAGTGTCTCCATACTGCTTAGCAAAGATCCGCTGCCACAGATGGTAATGGGCATACGGCGATTGCGTCTCATCTTTCGTGTACGAGTCTGCCGAACGAATTTGCATCGATCGGAAAAAGCGACTGTCACCAGCCATTGCCGCCGTGATAATTTCTCGTTCGATCTCTGCCACGTAATTCAACATCTCAGCAATCGAGATCTTGCCCCCGGCTGCAGCTACGTTCATGATGTTTTGCATCATCTTCACAGCACGAGCCATGATTTCTGCCGGTACGTTCGAAGACTTCAGGTGAACGCCCTTGACTTCCATGTCATACTCGATGAAGAGATTACCCTCTTGGCAGCCGATGTAGGCGAAGTAGTGCTTACCCACCTGCGTCGGAACGAATACGTCGAACTTGTACTCGTTCTTCATGGCGACTTGGTGAATACGCTTCGTCTCGATGCCAAAGTTGGCCGACATACGCGCCAGGATGTGCGTAATCGTTTCCGCCGCCAACCAGATCATCGTTGCTGCAACAGCATTGGTTTCATCATCCACCACCATCCGGCCCGTTTTCCATTCCACCCAGTCCTGCACGGTGAAAATGGTCGAGTCAGTATCCGACGTCAATGCCGAACGACGAATCGAAGTCGGGAAGAACGCTAGCGATGCTGGAACGTTAGCCGTCACGAAGAAGCACTCAATAAACGAGCGATACTTCAGAATAACGTTGTTGATGTTGATGACGGTCGCCGCGATGTGACTGGCTTTCAGACGATCTTCTTCCGAGCGCAAGAACTCTGCATCCTTGTCTACTGCCTTTTCATCCACCTTGGGCTTAAGTTTCTTCCAGTCGACGCCACGCATGTGTTCAGGGATGAGCTGAACTGCCAGCAGGACATACTCTTCCCGCAGGCTATGGATGATTTCCATTGGATTATCATAGTTACCGTACTTCGGCTCAGCCAATTCGCCGATAAAGTCACGCACCACCTTATCGTTATACATGGCGATGTGGAACAAATCACCGATATACACAAACGCAGCGCGCTCAATCGGGGTGAGTTTGGTCAGCAGTTCAGCGATGTGTGCTTCTTGCTTACGACTCTTCCAGTAGAAGCGGGTCGAGAACAGCACACATTCCATGGCTTCTTCTGCCGTGGGGTAATGCATGCCATACTCTTCCATCACTGCCTTGAGTTCGTCCAGGTCAGTACGGTTTGCGATCGAGATGATGTTGTTGATAACGATCGACGGGTGATGGTAGTGTCGGTTACCGGAAAGCATCTTCTCATTGTTGGCGTTACCATAGCCCGAAGTCGAACGGCAGTTAGACGTCAGCGTCGAGTGCGAGGTTTTATTGTACAGCGGCGTGGAAGTGGAGACGTGACCACCGGAAATCGAGTTGTTTGCGATCTTGGCATTGGACTGCTCGGAGTTCTTGAACAATTCCAAATCGACGTTACCGGCCATCTTCGCAGCGAACATGGCTTTCTTTGCTTTGGAACGAATCGCTACGTTTTCGTCAACGAATTCCACGAGAAGCGATTGCTTTTCTTTGGGATTGACGTAAGTGGTGAGTGTCGGTGCGATCAATTCTTGGTTGCGCAGGGAATCGGTAATGTAGCCCATGAGCGTACCTTCCTTTTCCACACGATCGGCGTAATCTTCACGCTCGAGGTATTTGATCTTGGGATCTTTAAATTCGAATGCACCACCTGGTTTCAGGTTGGTCTTGACGAACTCCATGCAAACTTCAATTGGATCTCCCGTCATGGTCGAGAGATACTTCGCTACGTCTTCAACATAGTGACGCAGTGGCGCGATATCGCGAGTGTACTCTTCTTTTTCAAGAACAAACGGGTTAGTAGCTGTCATGGTTATTGCAATCGTTAATTAGACTCATTCGATGGATGCTCGCAATAAAAAAAGAAAGAGTCCCGTATGGCAGAGGGCTTTCGCCCCTGCCTTTATGTTGCATCACGGCCAGAGCTCACGCCATTTGTCTTTAAGCATGACAATAGCTGCGCGTAACTTGGCCTTAGCGCGTCCGTGACGGAAACGCTTACGGATGTAGCGAGGATGATTACGGATGGCTTCAAAAGCATAATTCTTCGTGCTTTTGTCTTCTACTCCTTGAATGAAGTGGAAGATATCCTTGAGGTCGTCATCTGGAATGTCCGAACCACCGCTAGTGTATTTCGTACGCAAACCGTAGAGTAAGTCGTCACCAGCAAGGGTATAGCGAACCTGTAGGGCGTGTGATTGTGGATGCGGGATATACGGTTCCCACGAGATCAGACGACCGGTGTCGTACTCGATCAGTGCGACGTGTATGAAGTCAACTCCTACCGGTAAAATGTAGAAACGCGACCGCGTGACGTCATAATCAGCAAAATCCTTCAGCATGTGGTGGATAACCACCCTGTGCTGAATGAGGAAAAAGCCTTTATCCTTAAGCATGTCTCTTGCTTCTGCAAATTGTAATGGTTTCACGTTATTCCTTTCAAAACAAAAATAGGGGCATAAACCAGGAAGAATCAGACAGTCACTCGCTGCCCGGTTCTTCCTGGTTTTCCGCTCCTCAACAATACTCGGAAATTTAGATCTGCAGTGAGTGTGCGAAGCCCCCTGGATTTGTCTCAGCCACTTCTGTGGAGTTTTCCTACGCACCACATGGTCCGAAGGAGTCAACAAACTATCTTTCCGAATACTAGTCAATGGCTTCACCACAAAGCCACACGCCACGATTAAAGGAACCTCAGGTAATCGACGAACCCAAGGAAGGAAATACGTAGCGTTGAGTGAGTAGACTAGGCTCACTCTAGCACATCATACATGTCGGGGTAATATTTTACTCTGCCTCATATACGAACATAAAACCACCTAGACCAGACGATTGCTCGTTTGTATCTAGGTGGTAATATGGGCTTGAAACTATCTAAGATTTACTTCTTGACGATACTATCGTTGATGTAATGCAGCAACGAGTTGAGCAAACGCTCCAGCTCGTGGGCCAGCGTTGAACCAAGCGATTCCGTGTTCGACTCGAAGGAATAAATGGTTGAGATAGCATTTTGCTGTACCTCGCTCATCATGTCCCATAGGTGACGCACGGGTCGATCGAATTCATAGCTGACCCAGTTCTCGTCGTCTTCCAGAAGACGGCCGTCTTTCCAGACTGGATAGAACTCTTCCAGGCTGTCGAGCAGAATCTGCACCAGCTTCGTAAACGAATTGATGTCAGTCGCTGCAGGAATTGCAGACGGGGCATCGCGCTTGATATCTTCGAAGTATTCCCGACCCCGGAACGACTTCATCGCATAGTTAAACGGTTTTCCGCCCAGCCAAGAAGAGCAATCCTGGTAATCCTTCTTGACGAACTCGTAGTAATACGAGGTCTTGGCTTTCGGAACAGCCGCAATGAGTGGCTCCATCGCCTTATTCAGGATTTCCTGGTCAACATTGCCCTGCTTATCCATGTTGTCGATCATAGTCTTTTCAAACCGCTCGATCAACGGGACGCACAGACGACGATGAGTTTCAGCATCTTTGTAGAATTTGACACTCAGCTTAGCAGCTTCGCGCAATGTGTATTCGAGAACACGCGGCATGTGACTGAGCGCAGGAGGGCGACCTTCGATTGACAAGTAGAGCTTATCGGTTTCCGTGAATTTCTTACCAGTAAAGGTATAGTTATCAGGATTAGCGATAAAGTCCTGCATTTTGCTGTGTACCTTTGACGCTTCGAACTTGACTGGTTCTGTTGCGCGGCGGCCGCCGAACATTGTCTTGACGCGATCAACCCAGCCTTCGTTAGCAGGCTTGGTAACCATGTGTTTGTCGAACATGGCAATATACAGGCCGCAAATGACCATACCGAACACACCTTCAATACCGTACGCAAGGTCCGTGACTTCATGTTCACCTTGTGACGAACATAGGTAGCTAAAGATGTCGTCGCCGTTTTCTAAATCGTCGTATTCGACTTCCAGGCAATCCCAGTACGGTATGTTTGCCTGTTGGCCAATCCAGTCGGCTTGGACGGCCATATCCATCAGTTCGCGGATCGTATTCAGGAAACTCTTCGCGTTCTGCGGTGTAGGGGCGACGAACCGGCCATCGCCGCGCTTAGGGAAGTAAGTGCCGAAGGATGAGTTTTTTGGATTATTGAAATCCACCGGCCATGTGGTCATCCACTTACTTTCGGGATTGAGACCGAAAGCCGCGGTGGGTTTTTTCACCTTTTGACGATAGCGATCAGCGGCTGTTACCAAAAGTTCTTTACTGTATTTGGTCCAGACTGCTTCGACCTTGACTGGGTCGGTCTCATCCTGAATTTGCTTGATGAGTTTCTGACGCATCTGGATGAAGGGTTTTTCACGATTATAAATATCGTTCAAAACGCGGAACATCTCTTTGGCTACTTTCAGAATTTCTTCTGGTGTGGTAAGTTGCTTGCCGTCCACGCACGCAACACCCAGAGCCGTGACGTGAACAAGACCGCTATTACTAGCCAAGTGTGTTTCAACCCACTGAGAATTTTCGTACGTGAGTTTGAGATCACGTTCGAGCTCCTTATCAGCGATACTCATGTAAGGATCGCTAGAGCCCTTCAATTTCTTCAGGCGTTCTTCTTTAGAATCTTTCTTCTTGATGAAGAGATTCTTGATCGTATCGATGAAGTTTTCACATGCTGGGCCGTAGTGACCAAGATCAATGTCTGGTTGCTCCGGGATGATAAGGGATTTCATTTTTATTAGGCTTGCATGGAGATGGAGATCTTGTCGTAGCCGTTCTGGCTCAGGCAAGCGCGGACACGCTCGATATCGACACTGCCGACGCCGTCAATGGTGACGGTCATCTTGAGCGATTCGACCAAGGTGATGGTTTCTTCGACGATATAAGGAACGCCGATGACAGTTGTGGTGCCGTCTTCGGTACGGATCAACAAGTAGTCGAAGTCTTGCGGGCGATCCGGTGTACCCGCTGGCAGATAACGATAAACGTTAGCATGCAGCGCATCGATGTCGGCAAAACCCAGGGCCGATTGATAGTCGAGCGTAGCTTGGACGGTAACGTTCTTAAAACCCGTACCCAGGATGGGGGACGGATGCACATCGAACGAATAAACTTTACGGTTTTGGAAAATAGTAGTCATGGCGGAATTCCGTTAGGGGTATGAACATAAAATTCACCTATATCCATGAGAACAAAAAAATAAGCGAACATAAAACGAGAGGATGCCGAAGCACCCTCTCGCTTATGGCGTCAGAAAAAGAGCATGGACTCATTATTTACCAAGACCCGGCCGTACTGCTGATCGTAGAAATAATCGTAAATTCCTGCGTCCTGCAAGTATTGTTGGAAATTATCCACCAGCTTACTTAAGGCATGTGCTACTTGCCTTCGGGGAGCGGTGTCGTAAAGTTCCATCTCTTCTAACAACTCATCACTCGGAAACACGGAGTGCGTGCTTTCAAAGTAAGTCAGTTGTCTCCAGTGCTCGAACATTTGTTCGAGGATGGAGTTAAATAACAAGGCACTGATCGGCTTGGGTAATATAATCCGCTCTAACTGGCGCTTGCATTCCCGGATAGGAATATGCGGGGAAAGACACAGTGGCTGGTCGGAATTTCGGTATGGAAGCATCGATGACAATCTTTGACAAGAACAAGTATTTACCCATGTGAAGCTGATAGAACTCATAAGGGAATGCGTCTGCATTCGATTGGGTAAAGATGTCAAAATTTGCCAGAAGGTAATCTGCAATGCAACGAATACCTTTGATCAGCGCATTTACTTCGACAGCGCCAGGGGTATTGATTTCATCTTGGAATAGCTCCATGCGGAAAGTCTCGATATTCAGTTCATAAGTGGCACGGAAGCTAATGAGCTCCAGTGCCTTTTGAACGCAGAGTTCTGGTGGTGCCGCCAATACATCCAGACATTGCGTATACATCTGCATCTGTCGGATTGGCTTTTCTAAATCTAAGCTAACTACACTTGGATAGGTAGGGTTAAGCGCAATCCCGCCTTCGAGATCATCGCTGCGTAAAAGCTGTTGCATGTTAAATGCCTCTTCCTGGTATTCGAAAGACCCGGCGAGAAACTCACTGCATGCTCCGGTTTCCTGGATAAAACCTTGTCCTAGGAAAAACTCGAAGAGCGGATCTTCTTCATCAGGGTTGCTGAAGGCAAATGAGTTTGCCATCAAAGGAGTGGAATTCATACGGAAGTTTCCCGTTATTATCGTACCGACCCTGGGCTACCAGGTTCTGGTGCAGGTATGTTGCAACCTGCTCTGCCATCCGTGCAGCAGCGTACAAGAAGGTACTCGCCGCGTCGGGCGCAGCAGTATCCAGCTTATACACAAGACGGTCAGCAATCTGTTTGTGAAAGTATTGTCCGTAAAGCAGTTCAGTCGTCATTGACTTCAGCTCGATTTCAAAGTCTTCCTCGTAGCGAAGAGTTTCGATCAAATCGGTCATGAAAAACTTTTCACGGACTCCCACACAATCTAGGGCGGTAACCAACATTTTCAAATGCTCAGCTGCTGGTCCCGCATGAATGATGGAGAATTGTGTCATCGTAAAATGAATGAACCGGAATCAAGGTTATGGTCGAGAGTCAGGCGAGTTACGTGCGAAAAGCCCGGATCTGGTCCGAGCACCGCTAAGGATGACTTCGCGTATCGATACACATCGAAGATGCGACGATGGAATTCGCGACGGTCATTATGGTAACTTGCCATGATAATGCTGTTGTCCTCAAAACTAGGTAAATAGAGGTTATCGAAGATTTCCGAACACTGAAGCTCGTAAGCTTTGTAATAGGTGTCGTAAATCTCCTCGCACTGCTCGGTATAAGCGAGCAAATCACCGTGTACAACATTGAACAATGCCAGTTCAAAAATGCGGTAAGAGCCGCCTTCAAACTTACTGAAGTAATTCCGCTGGTCGATGAGACTATAACGACCAACATCACCCCGTTGATTAGGGTAGTTTACGACGATGGTGTTAGTGGGACCAACCATGAAATTGCGCTCCTGTTTGTTATCGGCATAAAACACACTCTCGTAGTTATTTCTAACCAAGAGAGTGTGTTTTAGGCGTTTTATGCAGCTGCTTTGATACGGCGGTTGGCATCGAAGCGCAGCACTTCCAATTCCAGCGTGGTCAGCTCGGTCGTGTCGAATTCGTTTTCCACGATTTCGTAGTGCCCGGTCTGAGTGCAATACTCGAGAACGAACTTTTCGCCCTTGTGATCGGTGATCTCAAGGCGCTGCTTCATCTTTGGCATGGCCTGGACGACGTCATCGATGTCACAGACCGACGAACCCTTGACTTTCGCGCCTGGGAAGGCGGTCTTGAGTTTAACGCCGAAAATGGTGTCGCACTGGCCGAGGTTCGAGTCGATTACATCGGTCAGAGCGAACAGGTTGCCCTTGTTCTGGGCGTCGACATCGATGGAGATAGCGGTGCTGGAGGTGATGATCATGGTTTCCCTGTTTTAGTGAGTAAAAACAGCCTTTTGGCTCACAACAAGTCTAACCATGTATTTTTCTTCTCACTTATAAAGGGCTCAGTACGGAATTGAGTACTGTCTTCATATACGACGGTAGTGTGTCCGCACACACCACCATTACAGCGCGCGCGTCGAGCTTATGCAGCGTTGGCGGATAGAGAATGCCTTCCATGACCGGTGTATAGACGACCAGTTCTTTGGACATCGGGTAAAACTTGTAGAAACACTCGTTCGGCCGATGTTCGTAGTTGGCGCTCACCCGCAACATGCGATTCATGATGGTGTCTGTCAGTGTCCAGAAGACTTCCCCCAGCGTATCGATGGCTGCGGTCAGTTCTTGCGGATTCATGGTCGGCAGTTTGCCAAACGGAAACACCAAAGCACGATCATGCTCGCGGTGCACGGTATGGCCGGGCGACGGCTCGATGAAGTCACCGTAAAAGTAGTCGGCCAACATCAACCGCATCGTTTCATCGATGTCGATCAATTCCGGCCCGCCGATGAACTCACGGAAATTATGTTCCATCTCCGTGAGCGTCAGGCGTTGTTCGTGAAACTCGGGCACCATTGTGCTCATTTCTTCATTTCCCAGGAAAGAACCCGATAGTCGCCCAAGTTGGTGATGACGACATCGGTTTGGTTAACGACGGTGACGTGGAAAACATCGTAGCCGTGTGCCGGAAGGGACGAGCGCTCTGCTACAGCCCGCGTGGTGGGGAACAGTGCACCAACGATCTTCTCTGCACGCATGCGCAGGTCAATCAGCACTTCACGCACTTCAGGACGATCCCAGAAGTCTTGACGCAGCACTTCTTCTGCGTGCTTACCACGAGCTTCGTACATCTTTTCGGCTTCTTCACGCGAAATGACCTGGTGGATCTTGGCCTTATCGCTGATCAGATCAACCATGAAGTCTTCCTTGAGCAGCGCGGCTGTGTGCTGCATTTGGTAAAAGTGCGGCAGCATGTCAGCAGCGTTCTGACCCAGGGCACGTTCCAGGTCTACATAGTTCTGCATGAACTGCGTCGGCGACTGGGCATGTTCTTTCACCCATTCCTGATCTTCGTTCAGCGAAAACGTGAGCAAATCAGCGATCATGACAAGCAACAGCGGATTCGTGAAATGCACGTAATCGAGGCTATGCCAGATGCTAGCCAGAAAAGCCTGCGTCAGGAAGAAGTCTTTATCGTCGTCGCAGTACACGTCGCCCGGAGCATTACCACCGACAACGAATGGATTGTACTCTTGGCGAAGGCCGTTAATCATCGAAAAGTACTTCCAATCTTCACGAAAGACGATTTGGCCGGAATGAGTTACCATGGCCTCGATTTCTGGCTTGAACACCAGTACGCTTTCCAGCGCTTGAGTTAATGCACTGGCAATATTTTTCAGGGTCGACGAGGCGACGATCTGGTGGAATTTACGGAGTTTGCTTTCGCGGGCCAATAAGGACACAATTTCGATGAAGCTGAAGCTGCGATTCGAAAGGAATGTCCCCTGAGCTGACAATGGGGAAGAGTTTGTTGGTTCCGACATCTTGATGTAGTGTAAAGGTTTCCTCACCGTCAGAGCGGCGATAGTTGGAACGTACTACATTGGCGATATTTTCCTTGCAACGATCAAAGCCAGGGCTAAGATCAACAAGAAGAATATCTTCAACGGTACGAGCGAGAATGTACTGATTCCACTCTACAAGAGAAGTTTCGTCGCATTTCAACCCAAGTTGAAAAAGTTCGCGATGAAGTTGTTGGAAAATCTCCGTAGCTGTGAAAACGAGTGTGGGCGGATTCATGGGCGGCTGGCCTCCTTTATCCTTACATATAAGAGCTCTGGAGATAAAAAAAGACTTCAACGACATAAATCCTCACCCAAACCCGAAAAGGGCTCAGGCGAGGTTTTATGCCGTTTTGGCGGTATTAGCGCAGGGACAGGAAGCCGCCTTCGAGGTCAGCGTCTTCTTCGAGCACGCTCGAAGCAGCAGTGCTGGCCTTGGCCGCTTTTTCCATATCGGTGATCGCCTTCTTCAGGCGAGTCGCGATGTCGTTGAACGGATAGGCCTTGGTCACCAAGTGCAGTGGGGACTGCGAGCTGATTTCCTTCGACACTTCCGCCGGCAGAATGCCGAAGGTGGTGTATGGCAGGACGAAGTCGATGCCGCGGGCATCTTTGTTCGACACGGCCGACGAAACGGTGATGGTGTCGCGATGCTCACCTTCGACCAGCTCACCGACGCACGATTCCAGACCGACGACGTGGGCTGGGAACTTGGTCAGCACATCGACGTTCAGGAAGTTGATCATGTCCTGAGTATCGAGGCCTTCGTTCTGGCGCGAGAACATGACAGCCAGGGCAACGATCAGTTCGGTAACCTTTTCGTCGACGGCCGACATCGGGGTAGCCTTGCTGTTTTCGAAGTAGGCGACCGGCACAGTCTTTTTGTGCTGACGCACCAGGCCTTCGAACGACTTCAGGGTGTCGAGGGTGTTTTCGATCTCGGCGCCGGAGTCAGCCACGCCGACAGTAACGTTGATGACCATGTGGCCAGCGGCCAGCAGTTCGTTCGACAGGATCGCGGCAGCAACGGCGCCAGTGCCGCCGGAAGCGGACGAGATGAACACGTTCAGGTAGCCAGGCTCTTGCTCTTGCAGGATCTGCTTGGCGTGCTTCATGATCAGCTTGGCGTTCTGGGCGCGGTTCTTACCCGAGCCGTCCTTGTCGTCCAGACCTGGCACGATGAAAATCTTGTCCTGCTGCATGCCTGGCTTCAGGTTCGAGCGCGAGGTGTCGATGTAGCTCACATCCAGACGGGCCATGCCGACTTCGTCGTGATCGCGGTAGTGTTCGAAAGTCGAACCGATGGTGATGCCGGTGCCGCCGCAGCCGTAGATTTTGATGGCGCCACGGATTGCTTTATTGATTTCGGACATGATGATGTCTTTCCTTATTTAAACTATGGTGAGGATACTGCTAATGGAAAGAGAAGAAGTCTACCGTGTTTCCCGCACGCGCTGTCCAGCACTCCTTTTCAAAAGTGATGGGTTAGTCGTGTAGACTCCTTCTCTAAACTTGTACTACAGAATTTCTACGCCTGTTAAAAGTGGATTACGGCTTAAGCGAGAAAGTGGTGTCACCCGCCGCGTCATCCTTGTTGTCCTCAGCCGGCTTGACGTAGATACCGTCGGTATTCCCTGCAGCGACGCGATTTCGCGCGTGAAGCTCCACAAGGTCACGACGCTTCTGAGAATAGTCGGGATCGTCTTCCGACAGCGTCGAGATGGGAGTCACGCTGCTACCGGTCGGTTCAGCCTTCGGAGTCATTGCGCACGAACCAACTTCCGCCTGGGTAACGTGCAGGAGAGGATCGTAGACATGATCCTGACGATGTGCGGTCGAGTGGACGATGTTCTGCATCAGATTGAGGCGGGGGGGCGAGATCGTGCTGTTCTGGATCTTCCCCGAAACATCGGTGAACGATTCCGAACGTGCGTGCATGGCTGCTTCGAGGCTAGAACCGAACATCTGCGTGCGTCCCGAGTCGTGGGGAACTTCGAACGCACTAAGGTGCTCAGGCGTCATCGGTTCGATTACGTTCGGATACATGCGGGTAATCTCGTCACAGCCAATACGGGCATTCATGATGTCTGCGCTGGTGATGTGGACTTTACCTTCGGCCATTGCTTTCATCGTTTCGTCGCTAGGCCTGATGCCGATTTCAGTGTCGGTGATGCTAACGACTTCACCCGGTGGGGCGAAGCGAATCACGTCGAAGATATAGTTGACTTCGGTGAGGGTTGCTGGATCGATTTCAGGAACCGTCGTGCCTGCCGGGAACGTGCGCATTGCGATAGCGATACCATTCGGACGCACGAGGTCGCCGATTTCTGGTAATGGCTTGTAGTTCTGAGCATCACCATACAGGTTGAGCATGATGCGGTTGACAGTCAGTTCGTCTTTCGAGAACAGCTGGACATAGATCAGGCCGTCCTTGTCTTCGAGGACTGGGAAAGCCGAAGTGGTGCCGTCGCCGTGGAGGACGCGCTGACCGTCCTCAGTCACGTCGACCTCATCCGGGCTGATGTACTGAACTTGGGAGTTGTCGGTGAACTGGACGTTGAAGTTTTCCGGATTGTGATCCACGTCGACCAGGTCGCCACCGATGCTGGCTGGATCGATGGATGGCGTTACCGCGTCGGTTTTAACGTCGAGGAGTTTCGCCAAAGCCGTCGCACCTTCGCTCAGTACGCCGCCGCTTTGCGCCACATTCTTCATCACGCCCGTCAAGACTTTCTGCTGACGGCGATGCATGTTTTCACGCAGCTCCTGCTGACGCTTGATCTTGGCCTGATTTTTCATCAGGCGCTTTTGCACGCCCTTGTTCTGGAATTTAGCATGGCTATTACCAGCAGCCAAGGCGGCATCGACACCCTTCTTGGTAATTTTGACTTCCGAAGCTTTCAGAACACGAGTAGGCTTATCCATGGTTTACTTCCTTTGAGAGTTTTAGGTTAGATGAGAGAGTAAAACTAGCACTTATGAATTTGAGCGCATAAGTTGACGCTATTTTGTAGAAAAGGCACCCATGGCACTCAATCTTCTACAAATGTTCAAGATAGTAATATGTGGACAAAGATTGGTTGTTTTCAACTTTTGTCCTTTTCTATGGCGCAACGTGCGCTTCTCGGCAAATTGCCAAAATTGTTGCAAACTCTTGCACTTAAACTTTTGGTCATGACAACTCACAACACACTTAAGCCTACGGCAACTGAGTGAGTAAACTGGTTATTGAAAAAGTGATTGCCACCTATGCGAACTGCTAGTGTGGGATCTGAAATCTCCTTTTCCCTTTTGACCTGTTTGCTCACATTGCATGAGCACTCCTCGAAAAGAGATTAAAATGAACGCCCTCAGAAAAGCGCTGGATGATTTGAAATTCGTCATCCCGCGCCAAATCCTCGACACTGTTTTCGTGAAGAGGCATACCAACCATCGCATGGCTGCCCCTAGCCTCGATGAGCAAATCCTGAATACGGTTATCCGTCCACGCGTCTACATCGATACCAATTTGGTCGGTGGTGCTGAAGTCCTGGTGCCTCTGAACGGCCTGAGCGGTGAAGAAGTCAGCACAACTGACATGGTGTACCGCATTCCCAAGAGCCTGACCCAGAATCGCACCATCATGAGCGTTCTCAACGTGACCTACGTTGATGCGAACTCCATGGCCGCGGCTGGTCAGTACGCTAATTGCGGCGTGTCAGCTGAACAGTCGGCGGCGCAAGCTCTCCTGGATGCGGTTTCTCCGCTGCCTCTTATCTCGACGGCGCGTGCTACCATCATTGGTGAGAACGTCGTCCTCATCCGGGATTCTATCCGGATTCCTTCCAACAGTTACATGCGTTGTATCGTTGCGCACGATGAGGCCATGAGCCACATTCAGCCACGCAGCTACAAGGCGTTCTGCAAGCTGGTGGAATACGCAGTCAAATCCTACATCTACAACGAGTACGACCTCGAAGTGGACATGGGTGAACTGCGTGGTGGTCATAACCTCGGCAAGTTCAAGGACAAGATCGAAGGTTACTCGGATGCCGAGGAACTCTACGATACTTACCTGCGTGAGAAATGGCAAAAGATCGCCTTCGCTAACGACAGAGAGAGTTACGGAAGATTTATCAAACTCATGGTCGGTGGGGTTCGATAAAAAAAAGTAGCACACATAGAGGCTAGGAGGAAAACCTCCTAGCCTTTTATGCCATTACTTATTCGCCACTATATCTTCGAATATTTCACCGCGTAATATGCGCAATGCTGTCTTAGCAAGTGGTAAGCCTAATAAATCACACCAATCAAATAGACATTTCGTTTCATTTTCGAAAGTAATAGGAATACTTTCAATAGATTGAATGGCTTCTTCAAACGTCCATCCGAGATAAAACATGCGGTAATAAGTCTTATTGTAACTAACACTTAAACTAGCGCACCAATCTTTCAGTATTTTCTTTTCTCCCTTATGCTCGTAGAAAACATTTGTTCTGCGATTACGAGCTTGCACTGGTTGAGTTACCCAGCGACAGTTACTTTTACAGTAACCCTTATCGTTATCTTCTCTGTCTAAAGAATGGGAAGCTGTGGGTCTAGCACCCATGTCTCGGTAGAAAGCTTCAAAGCTCTCTTTCCATTCATCACAAACCGTAATTCCTCGTCCACCATAACTTTTATAGTGTTCGTTCTTTTCGTTATAGCAACGATCCTTCATAGCCGCCCATGCTCTATACTCAGGGAAATTATGGAGACCGTGTTTTGTAGCTGACTTCGTTACTGCTTCTTTTTGAAGACAACCGCAGCTCTGGGTAGCACCGCTTCGCAGACTCCCCATTTGAATTACAACAATTGTCTTGTTCTCACAACTGCATTGACAAATCCATTGAGTTCTATTATCTTTTCTTTCAGGATGGCGAGAAAGAACGGTAAGTCTTCCAAAGATTTGATTAGTTAAATCTAGAAACGCTGGCATGATTAGTCCATAAGCCATTGACTTATAAAAGTCGATTACAAGGTAAGTGTGATATTCTTCATGTTTGTAATATGTCTTTCAATAATTCTGCAAAACGACAGGGAAAGCCATGGTCGGTTTATCAAGCTCATGATTGGTGGACCACGCTAACAAAAAAATAAGTTAGCGCATAAGGGAGAGGGCGATCGCCCTCTCCTTTTATGCCGTCAGATCTTCACTTGAGATTCGACGAGTTCTTTTGTAGCACTTGCAAATGCAGTAGCCACCTTACCCAAAAGCTCAGCAGGCTCTTGCTTCATAAAGGTCATGAGCTCTTTCGGGGAATTAACAATATCGACAAATTGGATCATCCCACCAACTGACTCGTCACGAGCCATGACGAGATTAATCATCACTGTCCCTGGCAAGTCAGGATTTAACGCATGAAGCCAATTAGCGGCATCGGCGCCCGAACCTATTGCTTGATACTTATCGAGCGGGTGCTTTTCAATTGCTAATTTTTCTTTACGAATAGCTTTGACCGTAAAGAAGTTATGTTCGCAGACGATGAGCAACGTAGAGGAAGAACCAGAATCGGCTAAATCAGTAGCGTCGTGAAATGCCAGGTAATGGTTGTATGCTACTTCAATATCTTCCCCTGCCTTGAGTAAGGCAATCAGCGTACCAGTTCTTCGAGTGGCTCCCGCTTCTGCGACCGCGATGATCTTTTGTTCTTTAAAGATGATCGGTTGATCCCCGTTGAAAAGAGTAATCTTATTCGAATTATCGAGAACCAGGTTTTCCTTATTACCGCAGTGACCGCAAGTATGCGGCTTTGATCTCTTGTTCAAAAGACTTGCACGCGAGTCTGCAGCTAAAACACCGTCTTTATAAACTACTAAGGTCATGACAATTTCCCTAAATAAAACATAAAGGGAGGGCGATCGCCCTCTCCTTTTATGCTGTTGAAACTTTATCCCGATACAACATCAACAGCCGGACCCTTTTCACCTTTGAGATCTTCAGGATTGATGAGCGGAATCTTGTTACCGTGGACTCCATCAACGTGTTTGAGAATCTTGGCGATTCGTTCCCGACGAACGTTGACATTCAGGGTACTGCCATTAACTCGCAAACGCTGGAGCATTTCCTTCTCACTGCAGTTGAGAAGTTTCTTAAGAGTACAGCGGATCATTTCAACTTCAGCGGCAGTGATGCGCTGTTCACCGATGCGCATTGTGGTGCGACCGGGCTTTTGGTTGGGACGGCTGGTCAGGCGATCCATCACGCGCAAAATCGCGTCACGGTGCTCGTAAATGCCCGTACTGACCGGCAGTCCCATCTCCGGCAAGGAATCGCTCAGATGAAAGAATTCTGCCAACATCACATCGTGCAATACAATCGAGTCCAAGGGAGTCATGACGACATTCGTAACGCCAAATCCAGGCACGTCTTTAAGAAAGTCGATCGTGGTCATGCGAGTCG